AATGTCAACAAAAAAGCGCAAGAGAAAACCCTTGCGCTTCAATGACTTATAATTTTTTTAACTTTTATTCTTCTTCTGGTAGCTCCGGAAGTGATACATTTGCTCGTTTTACTAATGCAAAGAAGTTATGTGATTCGCTTACATCACCAAGTGACAGTGTAATATTGTCACTTTGTATAATTTCAAACCCTGCTGATTTAAACAGTCTTTCGTATGTCTCACGGTGCAGTGTACCTAGAGGAACACCTTCGTTAGATGTATCTGGAACTTCGATATATGCCCAACCATTTAGTCGCATAATACGATTAAGTTCTAGCATAGTAAAGAATGGCTGAAATGAAAATTGTAGTGATTGGCGCATCCATACTACATGAAAGAATCCTTTCATTAACTCAGAAAAGTTATAGTTCATCACATGTGAAGTTAGTCCCTTTTCTTTACATGCAAGATGGTCTTCTGTATGAAGTGTGATACCTTGAACATTTTCATACTCCATATCAACCATCTTTTGCATTGCATAACCATCACCACAGCCGATATCTAAGATAAATTGTTTCTTATTATCGCCTGTTGCACCTGTGATAAACCCAGGCAATTGTGCATCAATTACTTTATGGTCGATTGCTGTTGATGGAATATGAATAACTTCGTTTTCCATAGCAACTTTAAATTGTTTTTGTCTAATCCATGTATCATCAAATACGTGTTCCATTATAGTGACATGCCTCCGAATGTGTTGTTGTCTACATCTTGTTTTACGCCACCGATAACATATGATGAAATTTCTGTTTCCTGTGGAGCAACTTGTACTTCTGCGCCAGATATCCACTTAGCTGTCCACGGTAGCGGATTAGCTTGTGGTGTTTGATATGGACATTTTAGTCCAACTGCTGTCAGATCCATCTTTGAATAGATAGTTCGCCCATTGCTTTTCTTGCTCTACTGCATCAACAAACATTTGAATACATTCTGCTTCTGTTTCTTTTGCAATCTGTGCGTAGTCTGGATCATCTTTTGGAAGAAGTTTTAGTAGTGTTTGAGTTGACGCTAGGTGTAGATTTTCATCACGTGCGATTAGTTTAATAATCTTGGCATTACCTTCCATCTTCTTCAATTCTGCAAACGCCCATGAACAAGCAAATGAGACATAGAAACGAACTCCTTCAAGAATATTTACGCTCATAAGAGTCTTATAAAGCAACTTTTTAATTTCGTATTTGTCTACAACAACTTTCTTGCCGTTTACAGTATGTGTGCCATCGCCCAGTAGATTATAATATGACGCAAGATCAATCAATTGGTCATAGCATTCAGAAATATCATCTGCGCAGTCCATGATTTCTTCAATATCCATCATTTCATCAAATACTTTTGATGGGTCTGAATATACATTACGAATAATATGAGTATATGAGCGTGAGTGAATTGTTTCACTAAATGTCCAAGTTTGGATCCATGCTTCTAGTTCTGGGATTGATACTAGTGGACCAAACGCTTCTACTGGCGCACGACCTTGTACACTGTCTAGCAGAATTTGACGTTTTAGATTTGATGTAAAGATATGACGCTCATGGTCTGTAAGATTTTTGAAGTCATTACTATCTTTAGTTACATCTACTTCTTCTGGACGCCAGAAGAAACCTAATTGTTTGTCTGTTAGTTTGTCAAACTGTTTGTACTTTAGCATATCGAAACGCTGAATTGCTACACCGCCATTTGGGTCTAGAAACGCTAGTGCTTTCGTGTGGTCTGCTTTGTTTTTTGAATTGAATACTGACATTTATTTTCTCTCATTTATATTTCTTAGTTTATTTGATTAAGCAATCACAATAACTTATAACCTCTCGTAGAAGGTTTTCGTAATTGTCTCTAAAGAACACCTCAAGGCCGCTTGGAGAATGTTCATTCTCTATTACTATCATATCACACATGCATCACAATCATCATCGTCAATTTCTGACTGTGCTAGTGGTTCGTCCATTAGTTTCGATACGTCAATCTCTCCTTGACCGTCAAATGTATTAAAGTAATACAACTGCTTACCGCCATACTTGTAGAACATGATAAGATGCTGTAGCATAACTGACATAGGAATCTTTTCTTCATCAAAGAATACTGGATTGTATGAAGTGTTTACTGAGATACCTTGGTCGATATACTTCTGTAGAACTGCCATAATCTTTAGATACCCTTCTGGTGACTGTTGATCCCATAGCAATTCGTATTTGTTCTTTAGCTTATGAATACCCGGCACAACTTGCTTTAGAACACCATGCTTAGATTGCTTAACTGACACTAGTGAGCGTGGAGGCTCAATGCCGTTTGTAGAGTTAGAAATCTGTGCTGATGTTTCTGCTGGCATAAGAGCCATCACAGTTGAGTTACGAATACCATGCTCTTTTAAGTCTGCACGTAGTGTCGCCCAATCTTGACGTTCAACATATGGTGCAAGTTCATCAACATCTAGCTTACGTGTGTCCATTGGAACTACTCCATCGCCGTAACGTGTTTCGTCTGTGCCAGAACATTTACCTTGTTCTTTTGCAATATTGTTCGATGCTTTAATTAAAAAGTACGACCATGCTTCTGCCCATTCATCTACTAATTCGAGATTTGGATTTGAATAATTTGTATCATTCTTCGCTAACCAATATGCAAAATTAATAATGCCCACACCTAGAGGTCTACGCTTGTTAGTAGATAACTCTGCTGCAAGAATTGGATATTTTTGATAGTCAAGTAGCGCATCAAGTCCTCGAACCGCTAGTTCACACGGCTTTTCAAAATCAGCTGGAGATTTAATATTGCCCCAATTGATAGCACTTAGTGTACATAGTGAGATTTCACCTTCTTCATCAAAGATGTGATTTAGTGGTTTTGTTGGTAGATTGATTTCACAGCAAAGATTTGATTGACGAATAGGAGCTAGATCAGGTTTAAATGAACCATGGTCATTTGCGTGGTCAACATTCATTAGATAGATGCGCCCAGTGTTCTTACGCTCATTCATAAATGCAGAGAACAAATCGATAGCTGGAATTGACTTCTTACGAATAGATGTTTTACGTTCTGCTTTCTCATATAGTTCACGGAACTTATCTTGGTCAGCAAAGAATGCTTCGTATAGTCCTGGGACATCATTAGGTGAGAATAGAGTAATGTTGCCGCCTGTCATTAAACGTTCATACATTAGCTTGTTAAACTGTACACCGTAGTCTAAGTGACGTACACGATTATCTTCTGTACCTTTATTGTTCTTTAGAACAAGTAGGTCTTCAACTTCATAATGCCAAAGCGGATAGTATAGAGTTGCGGCACCACCACGAACACCACCCTGTGAACATGATTTAACAGCCGCTTGGAACATTTTATAAAAAGGGATAACTCCAGTATGGGACGCATCTCCATTACGAATTGGAGAATTAATCGCACGAATAGCGCCAGCATTAACACCTATGCCAGCTTTCTGTGAGACATACTTAACAATCGAACTAGATGTCGCATTGATTGAATCAAGCGAGTCACCAGTCTCAATTAGAACACAGGAGGAAAATTGTCTCTGTGGCGTGCGAACGCCTGCCATTACTGGGGTTGGGAGTGAGATATCAAAATTACTAGTTGCATCATAGTAATCTTTTACCCACTTTATTCTTGTTTCTTTCGGATAGCTTGAGAATAGTGTTGCTGCAATTAGCATATATGCCATTTGTGGAGTTTCAAATACATCTTTAGTTACACGGTTCTGTACTAGATACTTACCACGGAACTGTTCCATGCCTACGTATGAAATATTAAAATCACGGTCATGCTTAATATAGTTATTAATGGTTTCCCATTCATCTACTGAATAGTCTTCAAGTAATGACGGATCATAGAACCCTCGTTCTACATTCTTCTTCACTAGGTCTAAAATGTGACATGGTTCGAAACTATTATATACCATCTTTCGCAAATGATAGTTCACTAGATTGCCAGCTACCCACTGATAATTAGGGGTATCCTCACTAATCAAGTCGGCAGCCGACTTAATAAGTGTCTCTTGAATCTCTGAACTTGTGATACCGTCGTAAAACTGAATGTGAGATTTAATTTCTACCTCACTTGGTGATACGCCAGCGATACCGTCACATGCAAAGAACACGACCTTGTGCATTTTTTCTAGGTCTAGTTCTTCTCTGTCGCCGTCACGTTTGACTACTTGAATTCCCATTTATACTCTTCTCCGAAATTGCAATGTATTTAACAACATTGCTCCTATCTTAATATCTATTGTTTATGTCTGCATCTTCCATACCAGCTACACGTAGCTTAATAATATTACTTAACTGAAAGTGTTTAATTTCAAAACCTTTAGTTATACCCTGGTATTGGTTACGCATTAATGCAACTTGGTTGATAAGTTCTGAAATAGCTACCTAAATATTTACGCAAATATTCACTTCTCTTTTTACGTAACTGTATATTTAGATGTTCTAGAATTGCTTCTATTTCTTGTAGCTGACCAAAACGATACTCTACAAAAGCAGGTAATTCAGTGGCATTTTTTTCAATGTTGCCCTGAACTTTTACTTCAAATCTTGCTTCACTCAGTTCTTTTTCAAAATGATCCAAGCAAGCAGGAATAGAGTTCCAGTCAGCTACAATTTTACGATACCAACTCATTATTCATAATCGTCCATATCGTCTTCGTCATATTCATCTTCATCATCTTGAAAATAAATGTCAAACGCAGTTTCGAGAATCTTATCGTTCTCTGCCATGTCTGCGATATCCGTTTTTTGAAATCCTACATCATCACATAGTTTAATCAATCGCTCTGCCGCCGCCATACGTTCCTTTGCAGGTACTAGTGGCTTGAATGCTTCCCAAATATCAAAAATTACTTCTGCGTCTACTGCTGCCATTTTATTTTTACGCCTCAAAAATTGCTGAGTTACTTCCATGTTCAGCACATTCTGCACTTACACAGTAACATCGGTTATTTGTCATTTCACGAACTAGTTGGTCTGCAAACTTATGTGCATGTTCTGCGAACTTTTCAACCCCTACACCATCAAATAATGTAAGCTCTGCAAGTCCACATGATTCTAGTTCACTTAACTTATACAACATTGGGTCTTCCCTGTCAACCACTACTTTATGATCAAAGCTATCCTCTAACCATTTTTTTAGTGGTTTAAGTCCACCGAAGTCTACTACCCAATTGCGTTCATCTAGTTCTTCGCAACCAAAAATAAACTTAAACTGTAAGCTGTACCCATGCAAGAATTTGCAATGAGAGTGTGCTAACGGCTGTCTAAAAACAGCCGATAGTCCAATGTTATGACCATAAGTCTTTGTCGAATAGTACTTAGTCATTATTATGCCTCATTAACTTCTACGTTTTCATCGATAATCTCGCCATTTGCATCAACTTCAAGTGACTCAAGACCATGCTCTTCGGCATCTAAATCTTCGTTATTCCAATCATTGATAACGATGTCTAGCTTTTCATCTGTCCAGTTTTTACGGAATTCAATAATCTCTTCACCAGACTTGGTGATATATTTTAAACGATTGCCTTGTTTTACTAGTAGACCTTTTGCTTCAAAGAATTCAATCAACCCAGAATAAGGAGACATACCTGTTTCATATGGAATCTCAACTTGTACACTTTCGAACGGCTTACTGTAGCGTGTCTTTACTACTTTACATGCCGCTCTAATACCATGTACTTGTGATGTTTTGTTACCATCTGCATCTACTTTCAGTTTTAGTTTACGCATTGCGATAACGATACTTGATGCATAGATAAAGCCTTGACCGCCTGAAATCTTATCATCTGGATCAAACATATCTTGTGATGCGTATGTGTGATTAGTTGCAATCATGCCGATATTAAAATCACCAAACATGTTTACACAGTTACGAACAAGTGCTGATAGTGCTTTAGG